CTTGCACGTGTAGACCACCGGATCGCCTTCGTTGGCCTTGGCCACCGCCGCCGTCTGGGCAGCGGCGTCCAGCGCCAGGAAGGCCGGCTGGGCGTCGGCCGCCAGGCCGTCGAAGTGCTTGCGCACGTCGGGGGCCATCTTGAGCACGGCCACCTCGCGCTGGAGCGCGGTAACGTCCGCGTTCGGGGCGGGGGCGGCGCGCTTGGCGATCGGGCCTTCGGCGGGGAGGAGCGCGAGGCCCGCCTCGCCCAGGCCCTCGGCCGAGTCCAGAATATCGATGCTGTCCTGCACCGTGGACTTGGCGACGGCGAACGACGAAACGGCAGCCTGGAGGGCCGCCAGGGTGGTGAACTTCTTCATGGTGGGCTTCTCCTGCTGTAGCCACTTCGACACGGCACTTTCGACGGCAGCTTCCAGCGTGGCGTCGTCAGTCTTTGCTGCATCCCGTGCCGCATCGGCGGCCAGGGCTGCGATCTGTTGCATGGCGGCGGTGAAGCCCTCCACGGCTTCGGCTCCGTCGCCACCTTCGGCGATTTCGTCGGTGAGGGCGGTGCGGAAGGCCTCGCGCACAGCCCACTGATTCTCGAACGCCCGCCAGAAGGTGTCGCTGATCTTCTCGCTTACGAGCTGGGCGTGCAGCGCCTCCTGGAAGGACTTCTTTGCGATGGCCGGCGGCACCTCGCCTTCGGGCGCGCGCTTGATGATGGCCACGGTGGCGTGCTGTTGGCAGGGCTTGTCCACCGCCGCGATCTTGTCCAGGCGGATGGCCGTGAGGCGGCGCTTAGTTGCCATCGTCGTGCTCCTCGAACGTGACGCGCGCGCCTTCCATGCTGAACCCGGTGTAGGTGCCGTCCTGGAACTTCTTGAGCACTTCCGGCTCCGGCTTGTAGGCCACCAGCAGGCCGGTGCGCGGGGTGTCGATTTCCAGGGCCTTGGCGATTTCCGTGGTGAGCGGGAACATGAAGTAGAAGGTGCCGGTGTCGTCGCCTTCGTGCATGTCGTTGCCGGCCATCTGGACGCCGGAGCTGGCCGCGTCCACGGCGGCCTTGAACATCGCGTCCTCCGTGATGTTCTCCGGCACGCGCTTGCCGGCGTGCTCGCCAGCATGGTCCACGTTCAGGTCGTAATAGTCCTCCAGCTCGCCCGCGTCGTTCTTCACCTTCGACACGATGGCGAAGCCGAACACCAGGCCGTGCGACACGTCCACCTTGAGAATCTGCGAGGTTGCAACAGTCGCCAAAGCCAGTCTCCGCCGCCTGTTTCCAGGCCCTTCAATTCAGCTTGGCGGAGGGTCGCCCGCGCTTATGCGTCTGGGCGGCTTGCGCACCGTATATCGCGAGTCGTAACGCTGCGATAGAGGGGGTGTTTCAGCGCAGCTTAATCCGGGTGGCAAGGGCGCATCGGCACTGGATCACTTCGGCGGCTGGGGCCTCTGGATCACCGGGGTAGCGAATGGTGCCGTTCTCCGTCACGAAAGGCTCACCCCAGCCCCGCTTTTGCCCCGATAGGAACTTGTGCGTGCGGCGCTCCCGGCCGTCCAGGCGCGTCACCCATTTGCGTTCGATCTGCTCGGCCCGGATTTCCCCGCTTTCGATCGCCTGGGCATACATTTCCTCCGTGCCCTGGTGGACCGCGCGCAGCGCCTCCGTCCGGCCGATCACCTCCGCGCGATACTTCACGTAGCGTTCGGTGTAGCGGCGGACCATCCAGTCCACCTTCTCCTTCGGCAGCGGCCGGCCTTCCCGAATCGCCCGGTTGATCTGGGCGTCTCCGCGCCGATCGCGCAGCGCGCGGCCGAGCGCCACGGCCTGGGCGTCGGGGTCCGATCCCACCCGCTCCAGGGCGGTGCGGTAGTTGTCCACCGCGCGCCACTGGCGCTCCGTCAAGCCGATGCTGTCGCGGAAGTTGCGGGCCTGGTCGCGCGGGTTGATGCCGGATTCGACGCCCGACACCAGGGCCAGGCTGGTGGCCTTGCGCTGTTCGTTGGTGAACTCGCGCACCAGGTCCAGGCGGTTGGCTTGCATCGCGGCCACCGCGCGGACGTTCACCTGGTCGAACACGACGCGGCCGACGTTGGCGCGGGCCAGGAACTCGGCCGTGGACTGGCCGGCGGACACGAAGGCGACGTTGCCGGCGACGCCCACCTTGTCGGCCGCTTCCTGGAGCCGGCCGAACGCCTCCTCCACGCGGCCCTGGGCGATCAGGTCCGCCAGTTCGTCCAGGTCCAGGTCGTCCTTGAGCGCGGCGATGGCGGTGCGGAACACCGTGGCAATCCGCACCTCCTGCTGGTCCAGGAGGTCGTTCAACCTGGTGGCGGGATCGTCCACATAGTCGGAGGCCTTGGCCAGCAAGTGGGTGAGCATCATGCGCCCGGCTGGGCCGGCCCCCGATCGCGGCACTGGTAGACGTAGACGGCGGCGGCCGGGTCGCGCGATTCCAGCTTCACGATGTAGAGCGTCTGGCCCTCGATCGTGATGGCGTCGTCCACCTCCGGGTGGCCGCCGGCCGGGATCGTGTCACCGATCAGCACCGCGCGCCGATCGCCCAGCTTGAGTTCGATGCCGGCGGGCGGCAGGCCGGTGTAGTCGTCCCAGAACCCGGTGATGCCCTCCACCACGACAGGCTGGACGGCGCGGCCGGCGGTGAGCGCCTGGGGATCGCGCGCGCCGCGCGTGCGCCGGGTGATCGTCACGTCCAGGAGGTTGCCGCCGAACACCCCGGCGATGATGCCGGCAATGTCCACGCCCATGATCGGATTGCCCATTACCAGCCGCCCTCCCGGCCATCGCCATAGGGGCCACCCCATTCGCGGTGCCAGAAGCTGTCGGGGTCGATCATGCCGGGGGCCGGGTTGATCCCCGACACGAACGGCCCGTCGTTGGGCGAGCTGGCGGCGGTGCAGCCCACCAGGCCGGCGGCCTTGAGCATGGCCCACAGCGCGTCGGGCAGCGGGTTGATCGGATTGGCCGCCTGGGCGAACGGGCCGAAGAACTCCACAGCGGCCTTGCCGGCCTGGGCCGACTTTACGCCCTTGGGGATCGCCCCCGACGGGTTCGAGAACAGGCGAGGATTCGCCAGGCCATCGGCGGCCAGCAGGGCCGTCACGTCCACCACCACGGCGGGCGGGTCGTCCACGTCGGGGACGGTGCCGCACCAGGCGAGCGCCTGGAGGAGCCGGGTGGCCGTCACCAGGCCGCGCCCCTTGGCGTCCGGGTTGCGCAATGCCCAGGCGGCGGCGCGCACCGCGTCGGCCGCCAGGTAGGCGTCCGCGTCGGCCACGCTGGAATAGCTGGGATAGTCGGTGGTGCCGATCGTGACGCTGGCCATGTTACGCCGCCTTCCGAAGCTGGGCGCGCTTGCGAATATCGGCCTTGATCCGGCGCGCCTTCGACCGGGTGGACCAAATCATGCGCCGCTTCTCCACCTTGTCCTCCGGGTTCTCCACTTCGCCCTTTTCGGGGTCGGCAGGATCGTTGCGGCCGGGCACCAGCGAGGCGTCCATGTCCATGCGATCTTCCGGCGGGCGAGTGAGGCCCATCTTGTCGTAGAGTTCCCCCACGGCCGGGTCGTTCGGCAGGATCGTGGCACCGGCCTGGGCGAGCTTGGCCAGGGCGTCCACGATTTCCGCAATGTCCTGGTCGGTAACGTCCTGGACGCCCAGGCTGGGGATCAGCTCCGGCGGCCAGCCGTTCAGCTCGGCCAGCGGCAACAGCCAGTCGCGCTCGAACACCTCCACCAGTTCGGTGAGGGTGCTAGTGACGGTGAGGTAGAACGTGCCCACCTTCGACTTGGCCAGGGCCAGGCTGCCGGAGCCGTCGGACCCCAGGAGGAGGTGTTCGCAGCCGAGCACGCGGGCCATTTCCGCGTTCAGGCGGTTGATGGCGTTGGCCATGTCCTCGATCGACTGGCTTTCGCCCTTGAGGAGTTCCAGGCCCCACTTCTGCACGGCCGAGGGCGACTGGGTGTCGTTGCCCTGGCTGGTGTAGGTGGCCGACGGCAGCAGCAGGCCCATCTTCTTGTTGCGAATGTGCCGCGCGATGAAGTCCTTGAGCGGCTGGAGCTTGGCCGAGCGGGTGGCCTCCGCCTTCTTGTGTTCGTCCGATCCCACGGGGCCGGCCTGGTCCACTTCGGCGCGCAACTCCTCCAGCGGAGCGCGGGCCACGGGGATGCCCCGGAGGTCGGTTTCGTAGGCGATCTCCTCCAGCTCCAGGTAGTTCTTGAGCCGATGCGCCGTCTCCGCCAGGTGGCGGTAGAGGCCCATGCCTTCGGGGCTGTCGGTGAGGGTGTCGTCCACGCTGTAGACGATCTTGCCACGCGGCAGCAGCACCTCCTTCATGTCGGTGCCGCGCTGATAGACGCCCTGCACCGTCTGGGACTTGTCCAAGTCCCACCGGGCGATGCTGCGCTGGGGGCGGTTCTCGACGTCCATCATCCCGATGGTGCCGTCGTCGCGCTTCTTCGCGGTCCACTCCTGGATGGCGAAGCCCTGGAACCGATACATGGCCTGTTTGCGCACCACCGTGCTCCACGGGGTGCTCATGTCGAACATCATTTCGTAGGCGAGGTCGGCAATCTCCTGGGCGCGGGGGTTGTCCTCCTCGCCCTCCGCCGGGTTCACCGCCCACTCCGCTCGCGCCAGGAGGTTCAGGAACAGGCGCACGCCGGCCGCCACGATCGTGGTGTTGCGCAGCATCACGTCGTAGGTGTCGAATCGCTTCTCGCCCACCAGGAGCGGGTTGCGCTCCACGGTGAACACCATGCCACCGACTTGCTGGACGGCGGCGCTGCCGATCGTCTGGGTGGGGGCAACCTTGGCGATCAGCTCGGCCGCGTCGGCCTGGCCCGCTTCAAGGGCGGCTTCGTCTACGCGGTCCAGCACGTCCAGGTCGCCAGCCTCCGCGAGGAAACCCAGGGCCTGGCCCACCTTCGTGAAAATGCTGCTGTCGGCCAAGGGCGTGCTCCTTCGTGGGCCATTGCATATCGCTTTGCCGCCATCCGGTCCACGCGAATGAAAAAGGGGCCGCCGGATCGCTCCGACGGCCCCACCATTCGCGCAAGTCGCGCTGGGTGTTCTACTCGGCCGGCTTGGCCAGGATGCTGGCGGTGATCGACAGATTGACGCTGGTGAAGGCGTCGGGGGTTTCGCCTTCCTCGATCGGCTGATTCCAGCCCAGCGATCCGGTGACGGTGACGCTGTATTCGTGCGTGTCGTCCTCGCCTTCGGCCGGCTTGGGGAGGTCGTCCAGCATGTCGATCGCGGCGTCTGCGGCCTTCTGGGCCAGGTCGCGGTCGGCCTTGTGCGGGGCCTGCTGGACGGTGACACCCTCCAGCTTGTCGTTGATGGCCTCGCGCAGTTCGTCCTTGGTGGCGGCGCGGGCGTTGACGGAGAAGGACATGGGCAGCTCCTTGGTGGCGGGGGCGGGATTCGAACCCGCGACCCCGTGGTTATGAGCCACGTGCGCTACCAGACTGCGCCACCCCGCACCAGGGTCTACAGGCCGGGGCGCAACTCCCAGCTTTCCCGGCGGGTCCGCTCCAGGGGAGGGTTCCGGCGCTGCCCCCGCTGTCGGGGCCTGTAGGGCCTCCCCTGGAATGGACCTGGCCGAAACCAGGCCCACCCTCCAGGAGAGGAGCGCCCTAAATGCGCGAGCGTTCTTCGTCCGTCAACTGGCGCGCATTGTTCGACGGGGGGAGGTTGCGCGGATACCAGCGGTGCATCCTCGCGCCGCATCCCTTGCCCCAGCACGTCACCCATTCGGGGGCCGGCTCCAGCACCTCGTCCTGGCACCCGCAATAGCAGGAGAAGCTGGCCACGGGATCGCCGGGGAAGTCCTCCGGCCTGGGCTTCACCGGCGGCGGGGGGTCGCGCGCCACGATCGGGCGCGGGGGTGCGTCGTCCGCGATCGGTGGGGGAGCTGGGGGAGGCGGCGGTGCGGCCGGCATCGTCTCCGCCATGTAGGTGTTAGGGTCCGGCTGGCGCTTCGGCGGCGGTGCGGGTTCCAGGCTGCTGAACAGGTCCATCACCAGGGATCATCCACGGGGGCAGTTTCTGGCTGGGCCGGCTGGTCGTCCGCGTTCACCGTCTCCGGCGCGGCGTTCTGGGGCGGGGCAGGCATGGCCACCAGCTCACCGAACGCGCGCGAGCTGGCGTCCACCTGGTCCTTGTAGCTGCCGGCGGGGAAGTTGCGCAGCTCCTCCACATATTCGCTGTTCCAGGCCGCGCGGACCAGGAACACGTTGCCGTTGCCGACGTGGGCCGCGAACGGCTCCGCGCGCGTCTCCTTGTCGCCCGTCTCCGGGGTGATCTTGTAGCGCAGCCCGATCAGCTTTTCGGCCCAGCTCCACTTCACCACCTTGCCCGTGGCCCCAGGGTCTTGCGGCAGCGAAATGAGGAGGCCGGGGTAGTCCAGGCTGTCCTGTTTCGACACCTCCTCCACCATCGCCATGAGTTCGGTGGGGTTCGTGCGGCGGCGCTTCACGTCCAGGACGTAGATATTTCCGCCCACCCGCTTGAACAGCACGCGCACGGTGTAGGGCGAAGTCTTGCGCTTGCTGCCGGCAATGTCCCAGGCGGCCACCACGGTGCCGCCGGCAGGCGCGGCGGCCACCACGTTGTCGGGGCCGAGCTTGTCCGTGTCGAACATGCCACCCTCGCGCGGCACGGGGTTCTGCTGATACTGGCCGGACCAGGCGTAGGGACCGGCCTTCTTCTGGCGCACCACCGACGATTCGGGGAAGCGCACCGGGTCCATGAGTTCGCCCATGTAGGAGCGGGGATCGGCCCAGTTCTTCTTGCCGCCACGGCCGTCGTCCACCTGGAGGGCCGTGGTGCAGCGGCGTGCCGGCTCGAACTCCATCGGAATCATGAGGTGGACGAAGCCCAGGTCGCGGGCCAGCAGCGCGCCGGTGAGGTCGTCCTGGTGCAGCCGCTGCATGACGATCACCATTGCGGAGGTGAGGGCGTCGTTCGATCGGTTCAGGCCGCCCTCCAGGAACAGGCGCACGGTTTCGTTGCGCTCCTTCTCCGACTCCGCACCCTTGAGCGAGTGGGGGTCGTCAATAATCACCACGTCGCCGCGCTTGCCGGTGATCGACGCGAAGGCCACGCCCTCGCGCGATCCGGTGTCGCTGTTGGCGAAGCTGGTTTCGCCCGATCGCTTGAGCTTGCCGTTGGCCTCCAGCACCTCCGGCCACAGCGTGGCGAACCATTCGGATTGCACCAGGTCGCGCGTCTTGCGGGTGTCGCGGGTGACGTTGCCGTCCTCGAATGAGCTGGAGACGAAGCGGCGCGTGCGCATCCCCTTCGGCCCCCATTCCCAGGCCTGCCACATGACGGTGACGATCGTGCTTTTCGAGCTGCCGGGCGGCACGTTGATGATTAGCCAGGGCGTCAACCGGCCTTCGGTGATCGCCTGGAGGTGGTCGCACATGGCCTGGAGGTGCCAGTTCCACTTGAGCACCGTGCCCGGCTCGATCACGTGCCAGGCGGCCTTTACGAACTCCGCGAAGGAATCGCGGCACCTGGCCCGGATCGCCTCCGCGTTCTGGCGGGTGCGCTCCAGCTCGGCCGCTTCCAGTTCCCGCTTGATCTGGGCACGAAGGTGACGGAGCTGGGTGGCGTCCATCGACACCAGGTTAGGGGGTGGGCGCATCGTCCTCGCCCTCGCCCTGGGCCTCACCGTCCAGGAGCCGGTCCACGGTGCCCAGCAGCAACCGCTTCTCGTCCTCCGACAGGCTGGACAGGTCGAAGTCCTTGACCTGGATCGGGCCACCGTCCTTGCCGGTCATTTCCACCTTCGTGGACCAGCCGCCCAGGCGAGCCAGGATGAACTTCTGCGCGTCCAGGTCGCCCTTCGCGCTGTCCACCTTGCTGGCGTCCATCGCGCGGTTCACCACCTGGGCACCGACGGCAGCCAGCATTTCGGCGCGGCCCATTTCCATGTCCTCGCCATAGTGCTTGTCGAGGGTGGAAATGCTCACCCCGATCAGCCGGGCGATGTAGTGGCGGGCGTGGGTGGGGAACGTCTTGGCCAGGGTCCGCACCTTGTCGCGGTTCTCCTGGGTGGGGACGTGGGGCGGGTTGCCGATGCGGCCACCGTGCTCCGGCTGGATCGTGCCGGCACCCTTGGGCGCGCCGCGCGCGTCGTCCTCGCGGGCCTTGGGGTGCGATCGGCGGGGGTCCAGGGCTGGCGTTTCGTCCGTCATTGCCGGATAACCTAAGTGCTTGGGTGGCCCCCGTCGAGTCCGGCCGGCCTATCCGACTTAGACCGAAACCGACAGGGGCCTGTTGTGGGCTATGTGGCCAGCGCCTGCCGCACTGCTGCCTCCAGTTCGCCAGGGACGCGCCAGAGGCCCAGCTTGCCCTTGCAGGCGATCGGGGTGGCAAAGGGCCTGGGGTTGGCCAGCACATAGCCGAACTTCCCCATGAACCACGGGGAGGGCGAGTCCTCCACGCAATCCACCATGTCGGCCACGCCCAGGATCGCCCCACGGGGCAGCTCCATCGCCTTCACCCCGTCGCACCAGGGGCCGCGAAGGCCCTGGGCGCGGATGAAGTCGCGGAAGTCCTCCGCTTCGTCCCGCGTCATGCCGGCGCTGGCGTGGATCAGGAGCGGCCCGCGATACGCGAGGCGGCCCGGCCGGTTCTCTACGTCCTTGCCGCCGTGGAGGATGGCGAAGGCCCACGGCTGGCGGATGGAGAGAACGCGGGGT